ATCGTTTGCAACACTATGCCAATTAGCTAGTGCTCGGTAAGGATGCTGTAGATATTGGAACACGTCATGGCACCACAGCACGTCAAATTTTCTTTTTGCTTTGTTAAAAGTCTGTATGTCAGCTTTACTAAAACTTACATTAGCGAATTTTTGCGAAGGCAGTGTTAGATCAATCGCGGTACCTTTTATTTTCAACGGTAATTCAAGTTCATCTCGAGTGGTTCTTGTGGTCCACCATTCAAGATCAAGTAATTGATCACCTGCACCTAGGTCTGCAACCGAGCCAACACTTTCCATGAAGTCGTCATACTCGTACAGGAGATTAAGAGTTTGTAGGCTGTGTTCGTGGCTGGCTCGAGGACTGGTAAAACTACTGTATTTCATACATGTAATTATACCTGTACATCCTCCATACCTGCAGTTCTTAGGCGCACAATGTGGCCCATCATAAAGTTCTTGCTGTCAAATCCTTTCATAACACCAAGAAATTTATTGCGAAGAAGAGCTACTTCGTTTATAATGGTTTCAAAGTCAATTACTTCGTCTTCACCATCCACATACTTTTCTGCATCGCGGCTGGTAAGTGCTCTGGCATAATTTTCTAGATATTTTTGAAAATGTTTTCTGCGTATTTTGCGCAGTTGAATGTTAAGATAGTTGAGCACCGCTTCAATTTCTTGTAGCTGGTTGAACCGATGCTCGGTGATACCCGGAAGTTCCTTGATGTTGCGTTCCACGTATCCGCCTACCTGACACTCGCGTTTGGCCTCCAACAATTCTTGTTCGTACCAAGCAATAAAGTCAGGTATGCGACCTAGATCGCCGACTATCTTGTTATACCACATTAATAGTCATCGTCCCAGAATTCGTCAGGATCGGCATCAATTTCGTCTAATCCTGTGTATTCTGCTACAGCGGTGATAATTTTTTTATCCCATTTGAATGCATTGCGAATTTCCTCTGCATCAAAGTTTTCCATTAAAACAGACACAGCGGCTTCTGCTGCTTCTTTTTTATCGTGGCTGTCGTGGATAAAGTTACGTGTTTCTTTCCAGAGTTGTACAGCTAACTCTATACTCATTGATCACTCCTCTTCTTGTTGTACTGGTGTTTCTTCGAGTGTTTCTTCGATGTCTGTACTTACCTCATCATCCACTTGTTTAAAGCTCAACATTAGTTTGTCCAAACAACCGTCATCGTTGCTTTCCCAGGCCTTGCGGAACTGTAAAATTTGCTCGCCGTTTTTAGGTTCGAACAACAAACGATTGCCACTTTTAACCAACAGGCCTTTTTTCTCTGCCATATCCACAAGACCTGAATACGGGTTCATACCAGTTTCGTAAGGAATCTTAACTTGTACGCCTTCGAACGGTTTAGCATAACGAGTCTTCATAACTTTACAGCCTGCACGGATACCTCGCACATCCGAGATTTTGTTGCCTGCTTCATCTTCTTTGAGCTTCATCTTTTTCATTGCAATCACAATTGAACTAGCATAGATAAAGCCTTGTCCGCCCGAAATCTTATCATCTGGGTCAAACATGTCCTGACTTGCATATGTGTGATTGGTTGCTACTAGTCCTACGTTATGTGCTCCGAACATGTTTACACAGTTACGAACCAGTGCTGTGAGTGCTTTTGGCTTGCGTCCTAAGTCGCCTTTAAGATCGCCTTTGCCAAACTGGTCAACATCTGTGGGTGTTAGCAACATACCCAAACTGTCAATAACAAACAACACCTTGGGACGCTCTTCGTCTGGTAAATTTTTGTAATCACTCATAAACGTTGAAATGGTTTTGGCAACATCATCGATCATTGCCATACTAAGTTTGAGCAGTTTGTCTTCGCTGGTATCCACTCCAAGGGCATGCAACCATGCTTCGTCTAATGCGTTCTCACTGTCAATTAGCACAACAAAAATGCCCTGCTGTTGTGCTTCTTTGGTAATATTACCACTTACAAAATAACTTTTACCAGCACCTGATTCGCCTGCAAACACAGTGACTTTTCCTAGTGGAATACCTTTGTGGAAATCGCCACTGATCAAATAGTTTAGTGCATAGTTGCCTGTGCTAATCCAATCAGTTGGATCATTGAACCCGATACTGAGTCCGTCGATACTTTTTGTAATTTCTTTTCGAAATTTACTTACGTCAAATGGTTTTGCCATACTTTTCCTGCCTATAAAACTAACGGGCACAAGATTGCCTTGTGCCCTTTTGCATGTGTATTATGATTGTGTCTGACGACTGCGAATCATAGCCAAAATGTCTTCAGCTTTTTGCGATCCGCCTTCAGCTGGTGCTTCTACAGGTTCACTTGCTGCTGGCGCACTTTCTTGTACGCTGTCAGCTTCAAATGGCGGAGGTGCTGTTGGTTGTGGTGCTGGAGCAGGAGCGGCTGTTGCCTGAGGTGCTGGAGCGGATGCTGGTGCACTAGAATTTGAACCTGCTGGAGCTGCCATTCCTGCCGGACGATAGTATGCGCCGAACCTATCTGGATCATATGCTTCACCGTTTACACTTGCTTCGAACATTTCCTTGATCACACGCAGTTCTTCTTCACCTGGGCGTTTGGGAAGGAAGTCATTCAAGTTATAAAGGCCTTGTGCTTCAATGGCTTCTGCTTCTTCTGCTGTGAGAGCAGTTTCTTTGCGTGCCCACTTTGATGTTGAATAGTCAGCATACCCACCTTTTTGTGTTTTGCTGATGCGGAAATCCAAGCCACGCTGATAATCAGTTGGCAATTCTTCCAACTCTGGATCCATCAGTGCACTCTTGATTACATTAAAGATCTGCGGACCCATAATAAAGCGACGGATTGCCTTGTCACTGTTATCGTCAGTGATTGGATTTTCACGCACAAAACCTTGCATGATGTAGCTGCGCTTTTTCCAATACTTGCGACCCATGTCTTCTAAACTTGCGTCCTTGAACCAGGTACGTACTTCTGCAAGAATTGGACACGCATCGCCCCACATTTCCACACAGGGTACCTGTACCATCACATTCTTACTGTCCATTTCTCCTTTGATGCCAGAGAATGGCAAACGAATCATAGCTCGTTCTACCCAAAAGAATGTGTTGTTTGAATCCGCATCTGGGAGGAAACGCAGCGAACAACTGTCGCCTTCTTGCATGTTCCAATGTGGATAAATGGCGTTGTCACCGCCTGAGGATTGAGTGTTTCCACCCTTGTTGTTTTCTTGTGCCTGTAGTCGGGCACGGATATCTGCTAAAGATGCCATGTTAGTCTTTCCTTTTTTGCTGCCTAATATGCCTAGTATATGCCTAAGTCTTTGCCATGTTGCATACACTTTGATATAGTGTACACATCTTTATTTAGCTTGTCTAGGTATTTTGGTAAAGTTATGTGCGAGAAATTAGTTGAACTTTGCGTTGTATGTGTTTGGGAATGTTGAGATTGTATTTTTCAAACCATTCGGGATCAATATCACGATCTGTGCCGAAAAATGTCCAGAATTTAGCTTGATTGTCTAGATCAGCATCTGTATCCAGTGGCCAGTATTCTAATCCTATGTCCTCTTGTGCTATGTTGGCACGAAAAATTTCATAAAGATCCCATTCAGTCATGCTTAGATTATCATCAGTTGGACCAAACCCAATTATCTTTTCTTCTCGCATGAGCTGTATGTGCACGAGATTAAAATCATTGACATGCACTTTGCTCACGTATTCTCTAAGTTTTTGCAAATAGTACTTTTCTACCCATCTAAAAGGAGCATGATGCGTAAAAATCAGTTTGTTGTCCATGCTGATTGTGATTTGAGATGTTTTCAGTATATGACTCAAGTAGCTTCTGTTTTGTGTATGTATACGTTTTTTTCTGTCCGGCACATAGTTAAAAGGAGTTGTTCCGAAAGGCAATAGTTCTTTGCAGTACACATCACCATCAGTGGCGTAATACACACCGCCAGGTAAAAATCTATCAAGGTTCAATTTTACCATCTGCTGTCGCAACCAACCATCCCAAATGTGATCAAATTCGAATTCGCTGAACTTTACATATCTTATTTTCAGTCTCGGAAAACATTCGCTGTAGTACTGTTTGATATCCGCTAGATAATCGCCTGACCAAGCTTGATACTGCTCGCCTTGATCATCAACAAACACATAAAAGGGAACCTGCCAGTTGGTTAAATCTAGCAGGTTTTTTATAGTAAGTGCTGTTGTAATGCAGTGTCCTGGATAGGTTATCACTGCAACTGCATCTGGTGTCATCGAAGCAGTGCTTTCAGTCTCTCTAGTTCAACATCATCCAGCATAGGATCACGCTGTGCTTGCAGCACTTCTTCGCCTGAATCGATGTCCGTGACTTCTTCTACATCTGTGGTATCCACTTGTTCTACAGAATCAGTTTCGATGCTGATACCCATTTCTTCCATGCGTTTTTGTATAACAGGACGAGCATCTGCATCTGGATCTTGTGCAGCCAATTCTTCTAGGTCGTCGAACAGCTGATCGTCGCCCAGTATTCCATAAAGAACTTCTGTGGCATTGGTTGCATCTGGGCCAACTGGCAGTGGTTCAGCCATTAATTCTTTTAATTTAGCAATCTCTTCTGGACGTCGTGGAGTAGCCCATGTGCCTTCTACAATGTTGTCTGCCCAACTCGCAAACTCGTCTGCTTCTTTCATGTTTGTTTCCTGAATACGTGCAAGAACCGGAAGTGCATCTTCCACTCTTGGATCAAGTGACTGCTGTACAAATATTTCACGCACTGCATCCACAGTTTCTTCTAGTTCTGTGACTGTGATTGGATCATGTTTTTCCAATTCTTCATGGTAGCCTCTGCGGCTGATCATACGCTTGGCTTTTCTTTTTAGATCCTTGTAGTGCTCTACCGCTTGTTCTGCTAGTGTTTGAGCATCCTCACCATAGCTTTTGTTTCGTGTTGCTCTTGCAAATCTGCTGAGTGTTGCCATCTCGCTTATCATTTCGGCAATGTGTTGTCCAAATGCATCATAGGGCTTGCCACCTTCTGCAACGTGACGAGCCATTATCTTACCGCCCATAAGATTCGTAAATGGCAGTTTGAATCTTTCGCCTTCGTCAGTTTCCACAAACAGTGTTTCAATATTTCTAAAACGCTGTTCACCTTCGCCAAGCGGACGACTATGCTTGATCACCAATTTGGTTTTCTTAGGTTGATTGCTATAGCTGGTTTTACTAGTACCGTAATAGCCTTCTAGCAGTGTGCCTTCTGTCATTGCAGCAATTGATTGCATGTTGTATTTCAACTTGTTCATGTTGTTCAAGCTGAATGTTTTCATATTGCGTTTGGCATGCATGCGAATCATGTACAAGAAGTCGTACCAGTCTTTGCGATCATCTGCTTCCATGGTTTTGCCTAGGTTGTCACCAAAGTACACTTCCATGTTGCTGTTGCTGTCCAACAGTATTACAACTGTGCCATAGTTGCGATCTGGTGTTTTGAATTCAAAACTGAATAGGTCTGCATCCGCAGGTGATTCTGCAGGTTTGCCCATTGAATTCAAGGCTTTAGGGTCAAAGTCTCTGCTTACTAGAGTATCGTATAACTGTTGTGCTGTTGTGTTTAAATCTGCCATATCTTTTATTTATTTAAAACAGTGCCACAAA